AAAGTAGAAGAAAAAGTAGAAGACGAACACGAAGAATATAGCAAAAGCGTAAAGAAAAGAATTAACAAGCTGACCGCAAAATTGCGCGAAGCAGAACGTAGAGAAGAAGCAGCGACTAAGTATGCTCAAAATGTGCATAAAGAAAACGCGACACTTAAACAACAAAAAGAAAACATAGACGGAAACTATATTCTTTCTGAAGCAAACAGAATCACAGCAGAAACAGAAGCAACAAAAACACTATTACAAAAAGCGAACGAAGAACAAAACATAGATGCGCAAGTACAAGCGCAACAAAAATTGGCATCTTTAGCGGTAGAGGCTCAACGCGTACAAGCACTTAACCAAAGAAGAACCCAACAACCTGTACAAGAACAACAAGATTTTGTACAACAAGAGCAACAAGAGCAGGCTCCTATGAAACCCGATCCCAGAGCAGAAGCTTGGGCAGAAGACAATTCTTGGTTTGGAGAAGATCGTGCTATGACCATGACTTCTTTTGCCATTCACGAGGATTTGTTGAACGAAGGGTTTGACGCGACAAGCGATGAGTATTATAGTGAGATAGATAAACGGATTCGAGATGAGTTTCCCCATAAATTTGGAGAAACGTCTCAGCAAAGCCGTCCCGCTCAAGCGGTAGCGCCAGCTAAACGCAGCGCTAAAAGTGGGCGCAAGTCTGTGAGACTCACACCTTCACAGGTAGCAATAGCAAAAAAATTGGGTGTGCCTTTAAATGAGTACGCGAAATATGTTGAATAAACGTGGAGACAACAATGGCAAAAAATAATAAAGTCGACGCAAGTCGCGAACCACGCGAAGCCCAAACTCGCGAGAAACAAGAAGCGAGAAAACCTTGGGCACCACCATCCGCTTTGGATGCACCGAATCCTCCTGAAGGATACGTTCACCGTTGGATCAGAATGGAAGTTAGAGGTTATGATGATCGTAAGAATGTCATGGCTAGACTTCGAGAAGGATGGGAGCCTGTGAGAGCAGACGAATATCCTGATTTTGATGCACCAATCGTTGATGAAGGTAAATTTCAAGGAGTCATAGGTGTTGGCGGATTGATTCTTTGTCGAATCCCAATCGAAACCGTCCAAGAAAGAACCGCTTACTTTACAGCAAAGGCAGAGGGACAAATGGACGCAGTAGATAATGATTTGATGAAAGATGGAACACATCCTAGCATGTCAATTAGTAAACCTAATAGGCAATCTCGCGTAACAATTGGCGGAACTCAAGGTTCTTCACAGAACTAAGGGTTTTTAATAATAATTCTTGAATAGAGGAAAAGTTTAACATGGCAAACGTAGACAAGGCTTTTGGTCTAAGACCTTATAAAGGCCTTAATGTTGGTTCAGCTGTACAAGAAGCTAATAAATACAATATTAACCCATCTGGTTATGGCACAAGCATCTTTCAAGGTGACTTGGTTATTTTCAATGGCGGATATATTGAAAGAGCAGCAGCTTCTTCAGCTAACTTAGTCGGTGTGTTTTCACACTGTTACTATGTGAATTCCAGCGGTGAGCCTACCTTCTCGAATTACTATCCAGCTAGTACAACGGCACTCGGAAGTGGCGACATAGAATGTTATATCTATGACGACCCAAATCAAATGTTTGTTGTTCAAGCTGATGGTGCTTCGGCTGTAACATGTATTGGTAGAAATGCTGATACTGACGGTATCGGAGGTAGCACGACTACAGGTGTTTCCACTCGTGAACTCGACTCTAGCACTATAGCAACAACGCAAGGACTACAACTTAAAATCGTTGGTGTTGTTCAAGATGATAATAACGGAGATCTCACAGCGGACAATGCAAACTTGGTTGTAATAATCAATGAGCACGCTTATAGAGGTCCTGTTGCAGGAACGTAAGGAGTAATTTAAATGGCAATTAGTAGAGCACAATTGGTAAAAGAATTGCTTCCTGGTCTTAATGCACTATTCGGACTAGAGTACGACAGATATGACAACGAACATGAAGAAATTTATGACGTAGAGTCAAGTGATCGTGCTTTTGAAGAAGAAGTGATGTTGACTGGCTTTGATAGCGCGCCTGTTAAATCAGAAGGAGCAGGAGTTGCATTTGATCAAGCGCAAGAAGCGTTTACATCAAGGTACACTCACGAAACGATTGCTTTGGCTTTCTCAATTACTGAAGAAGCAGTGGAAGATAATCTGTATGACAGACTATCTGCAAGATATACTAGAGCACTAGCTCGTAGTATGGCTAACACGAAACAAGTAAAATCTGCATCTGTCTTGAATAGAGCGTTCAACTCAAGTTATGTAGGCGGCGACGGTAAAGAACTTTGCGCAACAGACCACCCAACTGTGGGCGGTGCTAATTTGCGTAATGAGCTTTCTACTGCAGCTGACCTAAGTGAAACTTCACTTGAACAGTCTCTAATCGACATCGCAGCATTTACTGACGAGCGTGGTTTGAAAGTAGCTCTTCAAGGAATGAAACTAATTATTCCTAAAGAACTACAGTTCACTGCTGACAGAATCTTGAACAGCCCTGGCAGAGTTGGTACATCAGATAATGATATTAATGCAATGAAAAACATGGGCATGATGCCTGAAGGTTACGTTGTAAACCATTATCTTACCGACACAGATGCTTTCTTCATTAAGACTGATTGTCCAAACGGTTTCAAAATGTTTAACCGTTCACCAATCAGAACTTCAATGGAAGCTGATTTTGACACTGGTAACGTGCGCTATAAGGCTAGAGAAAGATACTCTTTTGGATGGAGTGATCCAAGAGCAGTATTCGGAAGCCCTGGAGCATAACCAAATATGGAACCCCGCCGGGGGTTTCTTACTCAACCCGGCACACTTTCTCTTCCTTTTTCCCATCTTTCCAAGTAGTATGTAATGTACTAGGGTTAACTTGTCCTACAGACTGACCTAGCAGACAAGCCAAGACGGTAGGACTTATTTTTTTCTCAGGAGGAAAATTATGGCTAAATCAACCTTTTCAGGACCAGTACAATCACTGGCTGGATTTATTTCGGCGGGAAATGCTAACGTAGTTAGTCTAACTGCTGACACAACTTTGACCGTTGCGGCACACGCAGGCAAAGTATTAATAACCAATGACGCAGACGGTAAGTTTACTTTACCTTCTATTGTTGCAACTGCTCCAGGCAGTGACGACGATCCAAACCAAACCAATAACTTAGGCGCTACTTTTACATTTATAGTTGTAACCGCAGCAACAGATATGGACATCTTAACTGATGGAACCGATAAGTTCGTTGGTGGTCTATATACTGGCGTAGATGATGCAACAGGTAAAACCTTTATTTCTGGCTCAAGCAACGATGTTATCACTATGAACGGAAGCACTAAGGGCGGACTTGCTGGTAGCATTGTAAAAGTAACTGCAATGGCTTCTGCTAAGTATGCGGTGGAAGGAATCATACTTGGTTCAGGAACACTAGTTACTCCATTCGCTGACGCATAAGGAGGTAAACCATGGCTAATACAGTCACAGGCCCTACCATTCAGTATGACTACGACAAAAAACTAATTGTTTATTGTTCAGTTTTATCAGACGGAAGCGCAAGTAGCACAACGTTGGTTGATGTTTCAGCATTGACAAAAAACAACGCAAAATCTTGCGCTCACGTTGCACTAAATAAAATCTGGTACACAGTAGGCGGAGGAACAGATGCTCCTGCTTCCCTAGATTGGGATGCAGACACTAACGTTACTTTTTTAACGCTTTCTTATGACAATATGTTTGACTTTAGTTCTATTGGAGGGTTGGTCAACACAGAAGCTACGGGATACAGTGGAGACGTTCTTTTCGTTATTCCATCAACTTCCGATGCTGGAAACGAGTACACAGTTTGGTGCGAGTTTATAAAATATTATGAAGCACCTAATAATTAGAGGTAAGTTATGCCAGGAATGAATGAAAGAAAAAGATACATGAGAGGCGAAACCAAGACCGCTCGCGGTGACTATGGAATTAAAGGTTACAAGTACGGCGGCAAGGTTAAAGTAATGCCAGGTTACGGGCCACATGTTAGTTCATCAATATCAAGAGCGCAGAAGAAAGACCGTAGGCCTTAATCATGGCGACTTCAGGGACTACAGCATTCGATCTGAGTGTTGATGAAATTATTGAAGAAGCATACGAACGTTGCGGAATCGAACTTCGTACTGGGTACGATTTAGAAACCGCACGTCGTTCGTTGAATCTTATGATTGCTGAATGGGCAAACAGAGGCCTTAATCAGTGGTTAATCGAAAAGAAAAATTTCACAGTTACTGAAGGCACAAACTATGTAGACCTAGGTACTGATGTTATAGACATAACATCAGCTGTCATTCAAAGAGACAACACAGATTTTCAACTTGAGCGTATAAGTAGGTCTGATTTCTTATATACACCAGAAAAAGCAGACAAAGCTAGACCAACTCAGTTTTTCTTAGAAAGACACATAACACCTAGAATATATTTGTACCCAACACCAGAAAACTCTACAGACGTAGTTTATTACTACGCACTAACAAGGATGCAAGACGTAGGGGACTATACAAACACCATGGAAACAGTTTTTCGTTTTCTTCCATGTATGGCCGCTGGTTTAGCGTATTACATAGCAATAAAAAGAGCGCCTGATAGAGTACAGTTGTTAAAACAAATATATGATGAAGAATTTGATCGAGCGGCCTTTGAGGACATTGATTCTGTAAGTTCTAAGTTTGTTCCACCTAGAGTGGTGATATAATGGCTTTTTCTGCTGGTAAATATGCGTGGGGAATCTGCGATATTTCTGGTCAAAGATATAGACTAAAAGACATGAAAACGCAGTGGAACGGTCTTCGTGTTGGTTACGATCAGTTTGACACGAAACACCCACAACTAGATCCACCGCATATAGCCACAGATCCACAAGCGTTAAGAAACCCTAGACCAGACAGAACAGAACCTGTTGCGGAAGCTTTGTTAGTAAGTAACCCTTTCTTGTCTACGGCTTCTAGCGCAGTAGTAACTGTTTTTGAAGACGATCATGGAAGAACAACTGGTGATAAAGTTAGGTTTAGAGGAACTGAATCTTTTGCTGGACTCTCTGCGTCTGTTTTAGAAGATCCTGACGCATACTCAATTACGGTTATAAACACAGACACATACAGTTTTGGTGTTTCTTCTGGCACAGCAACTAGTGCTATTAGAGGCGGAGGCGGTTTTGTTTCAGTAGGACCAGCGCAAGCTCTTTTGCCTTTAGATCCATTTAAAACATTAACTTCTGGAGCAAACGCTGAAATTCAAGTTACAGAGTTTAAACACAACAGAACTACAGGAGACACGGTTAGGTTTCGTAACACAAAAGCTTTTGATGGCATAACAACAACTGTACTTGAAGCTTCAGATGGATATACAATAACAGTTGTAGACGATAATAATTATAAGTTTACTTCAACAGGAACGGCTACTGCTGGTGATGTTAGCGGTGGTGGTTCTAAAGCAACAGCAGGACCTACAACATGAGTTTTACATACAGCGGACTAAAGACAGCGGTACA